AAAACAGATGATATAAGACAGGCATGGCTCGAATATCGCCAGGCACTTAGAGATCTTCCCGCGAATACGACCGATGCCGAGAACATAAAATGGCCAACCCGACCAAATTAACTCTTACATAAATGTCCATAGGAACACCAAATGGTATTTTGGATATCACGGGTGCCATACTCATGGGTAGTAAAATCGTCGGGTGTGAACTTAAAAAAAACTCTCGCTATAATATAAAATGTCTGGTGGTATTGCCCAACTCGTGGCCGTCGGCGCCCAGGATGCGCACCTAGTCGGTTCGCCAGAAGTCAGTTTCTTCAGATCTACATACAAACGACACACAAATTTTTCCCAAACTGTTGAACGTCAGGTGATTCAGGGGAACGTTGCGAACAATGGCATGTCCACTGTTCGTTTCGAACGCAAGGGTGACCTTTTGGGATATGTCTACTTGGTCGCGAATGATGGTACCCAAGCCGTGGATATCAGTCAGGTGAACTGGCGCACAATGATTTCCAAGGTCGAAGTCCTAGTTGGTGGTCAGGTTATTGATGAACAAGATGCAACTTTCTCTACTCTCATCGCCCCAACTCTCGCATCAACATCTTCGCCAAAGTCTATGGGCGCCGATCTCTTCGGTGCGACAAGTGCTTCTCGTTTTTACCCACTTCGATTTAGCTTTTGTGAAAATTGGCAATCTGCTCTCCCACTTATTGCCCTCCAGTACCATGACGTCGAGCTTCGAATTACGTGGGGTACAGCGGCGGCGGATGGTGGCCGAAAGTGGGAAGTCTTCGCGAACTATGCGTACTTGGACACCCAGGAGCGCGAAATGTTTGCGTCCAAGCCACAAAACATGATCATGACCCAAGTCCAAAAGGCTATTGCCTCTGGATCTAAAATTCAGGAACTCAATTTTAACCACCCAGTGAAATACCTTGCGGCGGCCGATGCCAGCGCTGTTACTATGGTGAGTACTAACGGTAACAAGCTTAAGCTTCAAATAAACGGTACCGATGTTGCCGACTACAAGTACGCGAACCCACACTTTACGAGTGTGCCATTGTACTACCACACTTCCAATGGTGATTCTAACCCAGGTACCAAGTTGTTCACGTATCCATTCTGCTTGGATACCGGTAAATTGCAACCAACTGGTACATTAAATTTCAGTCGTCTCGACTCAGCCCGTATCATAAACGACACCGCACTCTCCGATAAGGATATTTATGCCGTAAATTACAATGTGCTTCGCATAGAAAACGGCATGGGCGGTTTACTCTATAGCAACTAAATCTCTCAGTATTTATTAAACCGCAATGTGGAAGACAATCTTCCTCCTCGCCATCGTTTTTGTATTGACGTACGATCCCAAGTCCAGGACACTTGAAAAGTTTGTGGGGCAACAAACGCCACCAACTCAAAAGTCTTGTGAACCTACGCATTATGAAGCCGTTCAATTTGCGCAACATCCATATGAATGCCCTCCTCCAGGCAAACCTAATATGGGTGTCCTTACTTAAAAGAAAGACTCATTTGTAAATCATAATGATGCAAATGGACCGCGAAACTCTCATGATGATTGCCACGATTGTCGCAATTGCCGGTGTTATCTTCCTTTTCAAGGAAATGAATAAGACGAAGGCCGAAGTTGAAAACTTCAGGAACTTTTCGAATAATATTATGCAAAATCTCATAGCGGTCCCAGAAGACGTGGAAGAAGACGAAACCACCCCACAAATTGAAGAGTCGGCGGGAAAAGTTGAGGAATAATCATATCCGTTTATTATAACTTGCGAATGCGCAATGAAAAAATACAAAGCTATAGCTATACCGGTCAGCTTTGCTGATGAGAAACCAAAATTTCTCACCGTCAGAGATCGAAGATTCAAGGATTGGATATTTGTCACAGGCGGTTGTCGCCGAAGAGAGATATTCAACCCCCTACGATGTGCTTTACGAGAACTTGAAGAGGAAACACGTGGTGTTGTAGCCCTTAAAAATGGTGAGTATACCACGTATAAGTTTACAGTCAAAGAAAGTCCAACGGTAGAATTGGAATATAATGTATTTGTCTTCTTCGTGGATTATAAAAAAAGTGAACAATCGTCACTTATCAAAAAATTTTATGAAGAAAAGCAAAAAACAGCCCTTAAAAAGATTCAAAAACAACCAATTAAAAAAACATTCGATGAAAATGATTTCATGAGTTTTGACACTCTCGAGGAATTCAATTCGCGAAAGCGATGGAAGCTCATTATAGATAATGTTCTCAAAAATCCAGAATTTTATGCGTGTGTGACATCTCTCAATAGAAAAACATTTTCTATAAAATAGAATGAAGTCAAAAGCTTACATTTTAACGCAAATTAGGGAACTTCTCAGAACAAACCGTGGTTTATGTGACGAAGAAATTGAAGAATGGATTCAGGAAAACAAAGGTAAGACTGTCTATGAACTTTTAACCATAAAGAAACATTTATCTGAAACGATGGAATTTCCCGATGTATCATGTATGATGAGGTATAGAGAATAACAGCAATAGCAAGGTATGTTTAAGAAGTGGTGTATTCAACAAGAATTTGTTACTAAACCCCCAAACTCCGATGTATCACATGTGCTCTTGGACGGCGGTCGCCTGTCCGTGCCATTTGATAGATTGAATGATTTCCATGAGGAGTATATTAAAGCTGTAAAAGCTGGTGAAAAGTTGTTTGTTGTTGAACAAAAGACACCAAATTATAACTTCTTTGTAGATGTTGACTACAAGGATGTGAGAGCACTTACAATTGAGGAAATTCAGAATATCTGTAAAGTTATTTGTGACAAAGTGAAAAGACATGGGGGTGGGGATTGTGTCATCTCAGTGGCACAGCCTAAAATGGTTGGGGATCTTATGAAGACGGGTGTACATTTAAATTGGCCAGGATACGTTGTAAATCAGGCTTCCGCGCTAGCACTTCGAGAACATATTTTGGTAGCCCTCTCAAAAGCAAAAGGGGGTGTGGATTGGAATGAAATCATTGATGCTGCAGTTTATGGTGATATTAAGCGTCGTACACGTGGGAGTGGTCTTAGGATGCCATGGTCGTATAAACTAGCTAAGCATACCTCTTGTGGCGGAAAGGGGTGTCAAGAATGCAAAGGTACGGGTAAAGTTATTCAGGTCTCATATCTACCGCTATTTATTTATAGGTCTGGAATTCTAAGTATGATTCAAAGAATAGACCCCAAGCCGGATCTAGATATTCTTAAAATGACAACAGTTCGTACAAATGCCGAAGATTGTGTGATAGTTGAACATCCATCTATTTCTGTAAAAGAGGGTTCTTTCACGGATGCACAAACAAAGGACGAAATTCAAGACGAGGAGCTTCGTGAGATGATTGAGGTATTTGTTCAACAAAATATGGAAGGTCAGGATGGGGCTTATATTACAAATATATACAGACAAAAAGACTGTTATTTTGTTTCAACAAACTCAAAGTACTGCGAAAATCTTAAAAATGCACATAATTCAAATCATGTATGGTTTATGGTTAGTGGCCGTGTTATAGCCCAGAAGTGTTTTTGTCGTTGTGAGACGCTCCGTGGACGACGGGATGGATTCTGTAAGGATTTTTATGGACGTAAACACGAACTTCCGCATAAAATTGTAGAAAAGTTATATCCCGAAAAGGATGACATCAAGAAGTGCCCAGAAATTAAGAAATTTGTAGAAAAAGTTCACGTGGATCCCAAGAATGCTAAACCTCATCTTGAGCTTTTCATGAAAAGATTTATGAAGTGCCCCGAGGATATCAGGGTTGTTAAAATTTCGAGGCAGCGTTCGGATTTTTCAGTACTCACGACATCTAATTATTGTGAGGCTATTAAGGGGTGTCACGAGGATGTTTCGATGATATATACCATTAAGGGTAATAAAATAACACAAAAATGTCCATTGTGTAAGAAACCCCCGAAGGGAAGTGTCAGAACACACGAGATAAATGGAAGCGTGAAGAATATATTGTATCCACCTCAAAAAAAATAACAAACAATATCAGAAGAATGTCTATCGTTCTAGTTGGAGCGTCTATATATCTTATATTATCGCTCGTTAGTGATATAGATGACAGACTCAAACCCACTGAAAAGGATATATTCCATGAATACTCGGGAATTCATCCCGAATTATATAAGAAGTATCTGGAGCTTAAAGCAGAAAAAAAGTACGCAGATGCCATAAAAACGATTGAAGAGCTTGCCCTATACGCTAGTTCCGATATTATGGAAGAAATTCACGAAAAGCTACTTAAACAGGAGTCTTTATTTATATAAAAATGGTACAAACAAGAACAAGATCTGGTAGACGTATAAAAAAACCTGAATTATTCGAACCAACAGAGACCAATATTGAAGACGATTACGGCGAAGATGAACACGACACAGATTTTGATTCCGACATAGACACAGACGAGGAACTTTATTCGGATGACGACGAATATAGCGACGATGACGATGAAAATGAAAACCTGGAGGGATTTGTGGTAGATGACGATGAAGATTCCGAAGAAGATTCCGAAGAAGAATAGACTTAAAAAAATTAAACTCTATAATTAAAATGGAAACAGACATTGGAAATCCAATCGAATACGATCCAACCGTCGATTCTTTACGCGAGGAAAAAAGTGATGATAATAGAATTGAAGATGAGAGGGAACAACAGCCCTATAACGAACAATATTATTATCAACCACAACCCACACAGACATTTCAGCAGCCGGCGTTCCAGAATCAGTTAGATAAAACAGATCTGTTTGCAAATGTGGAAAAATCTACGTGGATAATCGCATTCGCTGTATTTCTTTTAGGGTTTTTCATGGGTAAAACCATGCAACCAGTCATACTTAGATACACCTAATTCACAGGAAAACCAGAAATCCAACCATATTCTGGAACATCTGTATAACCCACAAATGTTCCAGTTTTGCCAACCTTGGGGGGGATAAACCTATCTGTTATGGGCCCCCTATATGTATCCTCAATAAATCCGCGCGTCGTACTTGGTTTTTCCTTTTCCTTTTCCTTTTTTTTGCTTTTGACTTTTATCTTCATGTCAGGTGTAAAAAACAAAATAAAGAATGCTGAGGTTAAAATGAATGTAATTATGATATTAAACATCCTGTTTTAAAATTAAGTTATATTTTTTATTTACGAGGAGCTAGCTTCTTCGGTCTTCACATCCGCCGATGACTCCATGGCTTCCTCACGCTTCTTGCGCCGATCTTCAATTTCCTTGGCAATAACCGCATCCGCTTCCTTCACCAAATCTTCCATTGGAGTGTCGGGCTTTTCCTTCTTGAGACGTTCAATCACTTCAGCTGGGTGACTGATTGGAGACTCATCAGGTTTCGTGTAGAAGCGTGAATTTTCATCTCCTGGTGCGATATAGTTATCCGAATTCATCATCGCTTGTTTGCGTTCTTGGAACATACGAGCAGCCTGGGCTTGATTCTCCTTGTACCCCGACATGATTTCCTGAAGCTTTTCGTTGGTATAATTAACATCTTCGATCTTGGTCGGATCCGGTGGGATTAACAACCATTTATACATATCGACAACATAGATGTCAAATGTACTATCTTCCTTTTGGAGCCGCTTTGCGTGATTTGCAGCTTCATCGCGGGTGGAAAAGGCACCGCGAATTTTGATACCAAACTTGTCATTCTTTTGTGGGGCTTCTGGACCAACAACCGACAAACAGGCAAACAATTGACCCGGAACAGTGGTATAATCTTGTTCGAGAGACATAATATTATATATGATACACACGCCAAAACTTTAAGCTTACTTAAAAACTTGAAACCCGAATTTATATATGCATGAATTTTGGGACAAGCAATCTTGGGCAACCGGTTTAAGCACACAGCGCGTCAAGAACACTGAACAACAAAAATTACCCGAAGATTTTGAGTGGTCATCGCATTCACTTGATACAATTCATGAATTCTTAAAAGAAAACTATGTTTCAGATGACGATTTTAAATTAAGGTATACACTAGAAAGTTTAAAATGGGCAATAGAAGTACCCGGACATCAAAATATATGCATAAATGACAAACGTACACAGAAGTTAATAGCTCTTATGTCTATAACGCCATTTACTATGAAGTTAAATGATAAGGAAGTGAGAGCGGTACAGGGAAATTTCCTGTGTGTTCATAAAGACTATAGAAAGGGTAAACTTGTTTGGTATCTTAGCACAGAGGCAAAGCGTATTTCTGAAAATAAGAATAGAAATCAATCAATCGCTACTATACATAATTCAATACCGGGTTCTATTTTGAAATCTTCGTATTGGCATAGACTAATTAATGTAAACAAACTGTCTAAATGCGGGTTTTATGAAACTGACCGCCCAAAAACAAAAATGTTTGAAATACGCGGCAGGTCATATTTTAGAAAGATGACATCAAGAGATGTTCCGAAAGTAACTCAAATACTAAAAGAATACTTTAAAGATTTTAAAATCGCACCCGTCGTTAATGAAGCCTGGGTTAAACACTGGCTTTTACCCCGGGATAACGTGGTATACTCATACTTAAATGAGGAAACAGACGATTTCTTTTCATTTTACAGTATCCCATACGATAAGGTGAACAGTACAGATACAGTTAATCAGGCTTATTTATTCTACATGACAGGTGATAATTTCAATGATGCATTCTTAATCGCACAAAATGAAGGTTTTGACGTTTTTAATACCTTAGATGTTGTACACAGCGAAGAATTGTTGAAAAAACACAAATTTTTAAAAGGAAGCGGATACGTAAATTATCATATATTTGATTGGAAGTTTAATTGCGAAATTAATAAAGCAGATATAAACATAAGGATCCCATAGAAACTATGGAAGAGATCCGCCGAAATCACAATGACGCCAAGAGAGAACTCATACATCATGTTACCAGGGAGGGTGATCAAATTCTTGATGTTGGGTGTGGTTTTGGTGGTGATCTTCAGAAGTGGCATAGATGTGGCGCAAACATGAGTATGTGTGACCCAGAGCCGACAGCTCTCGTAGAGGCTAAGAGCCGAGCTAAAAACATGAAAATGAGGGTAAACTTCTACGAGGGTGATATTCACAATTGTCCAAATAGAAAATATGACATTGTGTGTTACAACTTTTCATTGCACTATATATTTGAATCTAGGGACAAATTTTTCAGCTCCATCCGTGAGATACGAAAAAGATTAAAACCGCGTGGGAAACTTGTTGGTATAATCCCTGATTCGGAAAAGATCATGTTTAAAACACCTTACAATGATGATATGGGTAACTTTTTCATTACGAAAAATAAGTGCGCGGGGTCATACGGTGAAAAATTGTTTGTAAATCTCGTTGATACCCCATTCTATGCAGATGGAGCAAAATCGGAACCCATCGCATACAAAGATCTTCTGATAACACACCTTGAGGAATTAGGTCTTAGTTTAGAACTCTGGGAAGGTCTCGAGGGTAACCCAATTTCGAACTTGTATAGCAAATTTATCTTTGTATATAAAAGATGATAGCGTTCATTATACTTTTGATCGTCAACCTAATTATACTATCTCGTGTCAGGGAACCCCAGGCCCTTACCGAAGTTAAGGAAAAATATAAAATTCTCAGACAACATTTAATTGACACAAATAATGAAAAATTTCACAAATTAAAGCGACAGGTTCCAATTTCTGGATACTTGCGAATGAATGATACAGTTGGTTACAACACTAATAAAGGACAAGAGATTGCACTCTGCCTTGATGGAACTGCGAATGAAATTTTTCACGTTCTTATCCACGAACTCACTCATTCATCTGTCGAAGAGTATTCACACTCTAAAAAATTTTGGGATAACTACATTGAACTTCGTGATATTTGTGTAAAATTGGGAATTTACAAAATAATTCCGGAAAGAGTTGAGTTTTGCGGTCAGCACATTCAGGATAAATAATATTCTTACTTTACATCAAATGAAGACTCCTCTTACTACAGTGATCGCGGTGATATTGTCTTACCTCTTGATATATGGCATTACAATGATACCACATTTGAGTACTAATTATTATATAAATCTCACAGCGATGACAGTTATTATTCCAAATGTCCTGAGATACATTATAGGTAACGTACCAAGACTTGCAGTTGACAGAGTTTTTATGATTTCAACTACAGTGATTGCATTCATTGTGACGTTTCTCATGAATCTCTTATTGAGTGATACAAAGGATGCGGTAGAGGAATACGGTAGTGACAGAAGCAAGACACTTAAATTGAATGCCTTGCTCGTGACAGCGTTTGTGTCGGGAGCTCTGATTACCTATTATTCAGGTATTGATAATTCAATCTATTCAAATATGGGTTGGGAATCTAATCAGGGCTTGACAATGTAAGTCTTGACGACGTGGAAAACAATCGCCGCAACCAAACCGGTTGAAGCCAAGCCAACCATGCTTCGGTTCCCCTGTTCATTAAGGAACTTTGGAACGGAAGTGACAAGCTTGTCTTGAACTGGCTTAGACACCGCAAGCGAGGCCGCGAGGCCCGCCACCAAAGCAATGATTTGATCATCGGTGAGATTGAGAGGGTTTTTACTTTCCGGCTCCTTGCTGGCTTGTTGTTGAACCGCTGGAGCAAAAGCACCCTGGGGCTGTGGGGCAGTCATTTGTGGCATCACACCTTGCATTCTGGGTTCATCTGTCATCATTGGAGGTTCCATCATTATATCGTTGATTGGCGTGGAGTCCATTGTCTGTTTACTTTGACTCACATTTTTTTCCTGTTGTAATGACGCTTCGTTATTTACAAATGACGTGGATTTGTTATCTGTAATTGGAATCATTCCTTCCCCATTATCTGACAAATTCAAGGTATTTATATCCGTAGACATTTGTTATAACCATATGTTTTTGAGAATGTTAAGTGACGCATCTTATCTTGTCTTCGTGATCTTGAGTTTTGTCTTCTTAGTTGCCTTTTTGGCATCGTCCTCCTTCTGATCCAAATATTTTGGATTGTACATTTTCTTGTGAAGTTGCCAGAGATTTGGACTTCCAACCCTAAATCCCCTCCTGACAGTAGCTTTATACCAAAATACACAGTCCTGTATTCTATTGGACTTTTGTGTGTTATCAAGTACAAGACATTCATAGTTTTCTGTACATGCATCCATCACTTTAGAAAACATATCATACGAGGGAAAAATCCCAAAAAATGCTTTATAGAGCTTTTCTCTGTTTTGTATGATGTTCTCTCTAAGAATAAACACGTAATCCACATTGGCGCGCAGGGCTGGTGGAAGATCCATCACATATTGCATAGTTAACATGAAAAAGATGTTATAATGCCTACCATTCATAAAACATTGACGAATACATGTGTCTTTGAGAAATTTTGAATCATACATGCAATCATCAAGAAGCATAAAAGCACTATTATTTGGAGATTTCCCCTTTGTGCCAATCAATTTTCTCTGCCTGGATATAACCCGATCGATCGCATCCCTGTCGTAATCACCGTAGACAAAGAGGTCTGGAATGAACTCACCATAAAAATGATTACCTTCCTCTGTACCTGATAGAACTATCCCTGCTGGTATATGCTTTTTGTGAAACATAATATCTTTTACCAGAGTTGATTTTCCCGTGTTTCTCTTACCTATGAACACACAGACCCTATCGTCACTCATATTCTCGGGTTTGAACTTCCTCAGTTGAAGATTCATTCTACAATAGTGTTCCGTTTTAATTCGTAAAATTTTACTCACATATTGTAGGAATGTCGGGTCGTTTGAGACTTGCCGCCACTGGAGCCCAAGATCGTTGGCTTACAGGAGATCCACAATTTTCATATTTCCTGATGAATTTCAAAAGGCATACAAAATTTGCCATTGATTATTTTGAAAATCAGTTCAGCGGTGATTTTGATTTTGGTAGTATATTGACATGTCGTGTTCCGAGCGACAAAGGCGATTTCATAAAAAATATGAATTTGAAAATTACACTCAGTGACCCCGTACCGGATACACCCGGTACGAATAATTACTTCTGGGCACCATCTATTGCTTCCCATCTCATTGAATATGCAGAGCTCATAATAGGTGGTCAAACCGTCCAAAAAATTACGGGTGAATACATCTATATGCATCAACAACTACACAATACGAACGACGATACCACACAAACACTCTATTTTTTGAATGGTCACGGGAATTTCCTCACCTACACAGGCGATTACACATATTATTTAGATCTTCCCTTTTATTTCTATAGACACCCAAGCCTGGCCATACCGACGTGTGCACTTACAAAACAGGAAGTTGAAGTTAGAATAAAGACGAAACCTCTATCAGAACTTGTATATGGCGGGGCCGCAGCGAATACAACTGCAAGTATTAAGAAATTTTCACTTGACGCAGAATTTGCATTTGTTCAAGATGACGAAAAGAACTTTATAATGTCCAGACCCATGGAATATGTAATCACACAACTTCAAATGTCTCAATTCTTAATGAAACCCGGGGAAACGAAACGTTCGGTACTTCTCAATTTCAAACACCCCGTGAAAGAGCTTTTATTCAGTTGCACCCCAAAAGCATTTTCCGAAACGGGTAATGCACCAAATGAATATACAACCATAAAACATGCCGAATTACGATTTAACAATGAAATTGTTTTCAGTGATTCTACAAAGTTCTTGGTTTACGAACAAGCACTCCGACATCATGTAAATTCCCCCTTAGTTCTAAATACATTGGCACCCATATATGGTATGACACAACTTAAATCTGATTTTGGAATGTATAGTTTCTCCCTCAAACCGGAGGCACATTATCCAACCGGACAGGTAAATATGAGTCGTATAGTCCATAAAATTTTTAATATCGAGATAGATCCACGTTTATCAAGCTACGAGAATGAGGTACATATATATGCGGTGAACTACAATGTAATTCGTTTTCAAAGTGGATTAGCTGGGTTAAAATTTTAGATTCTTATATTAGTAATGGCTGGACGTGTTCAGCTCGAAACATCTGGGTCACACGACAAGTTTTTTACCATAGATCCAGATTACACCCATTTTATCCAGAGTTTCAAGAAGCATTCAAATTATTCAGTGGAACATGTTTATTTGGATCCAGAAAATGAAGCGGATTTTGGAAAGAAGGTAAAGTTTGTCATTCCCCAAAATCAGGGTGACCTATTGAAAACCCTAAGTGTAAAGATGAAGTTGCCAGCACTCAATTATGGTAATGCGGGGTACATAGAGTCTATAGGACACGCACTTATTGAATATGCGGATATTATCATAGGTGGTGAAGTTGTACAGAGAATTCCAAGTGATTACTTGCAGATATACTCAGAACATAATGTTACACAAACAAAACAAAAGGCTCTTGAAAAATTAATTGGTAAGTATTCACTCCGCACATCAGCAGTTGCAGTGGCCAATCCGTCTATCATTGGATTTTTGGGTAATTCCACAACAGAAGAGGAATATTTCGTTGATTTACCCTTCTACTTCTATAATAACCCAGAACTTGCTATACCACTTTGTGCAATTACGAAGCAGGAAGTTGAAGTTGAAATAAAATTGAGAGACCACACACAAGTTATTATTGATGTCACCACCGGAAACTATATAACGCTCAATCATGTCCCAAAAATTGTAGATTTTCAATTATATACGGAGATTGTATTTGTTGATATTTGCGAGAGAGTTAAATTAAAAACAAAAAAACGAGACTATACAATCACACAGATACAACAAAATACATTTGATATTGGACAAAATGTAAATTCTGGTAAGTTTAAGTTGAGTTTTACAAACCCCGTAAAGGAACTCTATTTTGTGATTCAGAGACAGGGTGTAACACCATTTGATTATGACAATACACTTGCAACGTCCAATAATAAATTAATTCTGTATGAAAATTTAAATTATCTGGATCTGTCATTTGACGGCGAATCTATAATTACAGAAGAAACAGGAAATCCTGTTATATTAAAAGCAGTACAGGGCGCCATTCATCACTCAAAGACACAACTCTTTCGCCGATTTTATTCGTATAGTTTCGCGTGTGAGCCAGAGAAGTGGTACCCCACGGGTCAGGTGAATATGAGTATTGTGAAAGAACAAATTCTCAACCTAAGTTTGACACCGTGTGTGAGTTCTGCAAGACAATTGAGAGTATACGCACTCAGTTACAACGTTCTTCGTGTACACGGGGGAATTACAGAGATAATTTTTAATTCTTAATAATAAAAAGATGTTGATGAAAACCGGTTTCGGTGAATCTTCGGGAGCCTACGAAGAGTCTCAACAACAAACTCTTATGGGAATACTCATCCCGGTGGTTGAAAGGAGTATGGTGTTGGCAGCTGAATATTCTAAAGCTTGTGGACGTAATACTATACTTCCAGAAGATATAGAATATGCAATAAAATATTGCGCGATGCATACGGTTGGTCAAAATATAGGATCTCTCTACCCAGAAATTTATGACGAACAGTCCTCAGATGAGGATGATATTGAAGAAGTCCCCCCAGAAGAATGTCCACCTTTTAAACGTTACGAGGGCAGTGACACAACATTTGTTCGGATTAACGAATCCTACGACAATTGGGAACAATGGACGCCTCAAAGTCCGGTAGAAGAGATGTTAAAAAATGCTATTAATAGTAATGAGTACATCGGTGCCTGAGGGTTGGACAATTTCTGAATATAAGTCATTCAAAGCTACAGGGGACACAGATTCAAGCACAGATGGAGATTCCTCTGACGATGAACAAATTTTTTCAAAGGCAAAGACAAAAACATTTGTCAAAAAAAAATTCAAACGTATCCACCAAGAAGAACTTTTACCCGAATAATTTTCTCAGGGTAAATTAAACTACTCACCATGGACACCGCGATTGATACTGTCAACCTCGTGACTCAAGAACTCGAAACGCAATCCCTCAATGCGATTGTCGCGGGTTTCTCTTTTGCTGCGGCTCTTAGCTGGAATGACCTCGTTCGTTGGGTCATTCAACAACTCATCCGAGTGCCAAAGAACGGGGGTACCCAGTACACCCTCACCGCTATCCTTACCACCTTGTTGTCCATTGCGGTCTATATGGTGATTTCCAGAATCTCCACCCGCGTCAGCAAGCCAGCGCAACCAGTCTTCGCGATTACTCGCTAAGTTTCGGTTTACGCTTCGTTAAAACAAGGAACAATATACCAATAAATGAAACTGCTACTATAGGTAGAATTTGATTCCATTTATAAGGATTCTCAAACTCGGGAATGCTTACAGGTGGCGGCAATACCCTCTTAACGACATCGTGAGACACTTTTGGAAGATTTTCCAATTTATCCGTAGAACATGTAATTTCAAATTTCAACACATGATCTTGATTTCTGAAATCATAAGGAATGAGGCGGCCATGACTCATGTAAAAAAACTGAATTCGTAAATCTCTTACACATTTAAGAGTACCAGAGTGAAACTCGTGTGTAACCTTATCGTCACCCCCATTAACATTAACGAATGATTTGCCACCTGGCAGGAGAATATGTCCCGTATAATAAGGCGTTTGACCCGATGTAGGAAGAGTTTGATTTAACTGTTCTGATCCAGAAGATATACGCATTACCAGGGAATTTGGTCCATCTAAGTTCGCTGCACCAAAATCACCACCGATCATTTGTATATCCTGTGCGGGCAGTCCAAAAATTTGATGTGGCGTCGTACGCTCTGAACTTGAATCATCGTATCCATTTTGTCCGGTTTTAAACATAAA